CAATAAATAGAATACAAAAATCTATGATTGCTGAATTAAATAAAATTGCAATTATTCATTTATTTTTATTGGGGTTTGAAGATGAATTAACAAATTTTACTCTTTCATTACACAACCCATCTAAACAGGCCGATTTACTTGGTGTTGAAGTTTGGAAAGAAAAAATACTATTGTATAAAGATGCCGTCGCTGAAATACAAAATTCGGTTGCACCTGTTTCTGCATCATGGGCTAAAAAACATATTTTAGGGTTTTCAGACGAAGAAATAAGATTAGATTTACAACAACAAAGAATAGAACGTGCGGTTGCGGGTGAATTGGCAAAAACTGCCGAAGTAATTAGTAATACAGGAATATTCGACAATATTGATGCTCTTTATGGTAAAAAAGATGGTGCTGCGGGTGGTGCTGGCGCCGCTGCGGGTGGAGAAGCTGGTGGAGACGCTGGTGGAGCACCTCCTGATATGGGAGGTATGGGAGGTGAAACTGCACCTGCAGAACCACCATCGGCAGGTGGAGCGGAAACACCACCAACAACAGAAAGGTTAGTTAGAAACGACTTAGATTTGATACTTGAAAGAAACCTTTTTAATGATGATGAGGTGTTAGAATTATCAAAAGGTAGAAATTCATTAGTGGAAATTAATAACAAACTGAGAGATTTAATTGATAAGTGATATTTATAAATAAAAAAATATATGAACACTTTTGGCACAATCAAAACAAAAATAGAAAACACGGCAATTGAATTAGCAAAAAAACCTGAGTTTAAAAGGTTTATTTTTGAATTTAAACATTTGGTTTTAGAAAATAAGGATCTATCTGAGTTGTATTACATTTATGACGATCTATCATCAAATAAAGGTCTTCCTAACGACATAGCAAATGATTACATTAACGAATCAATTGAATATTCTCAAATACTTTTGGAGAGTCAAGGTAACAGATTAAAAGATATTAATGTTTGGATAAATTCTTGGAATAAAAATACCTCTAATAATTATTCTGATATAGATACCGCAATATACAAAACCGGTATAAAAAATTTAGAAAATATTTTAGAATCTAAAAAAAATATTAAAAATATAATTACAAAAGAAGAAAGTAGAAAAGATATCACTGAAAGTATTAACATACCAATTTCTTCTATGGTTAAAATAGCAAATGAAAATTTAAAAAAAGAGTTAGGTCATTTAAACGAAAATGATAAAAAAGAATTAGATGAAATTTTATCACTTAACGGAGAAGAGTTAAAAGAAAATTTTGATAATCTTAAAAAACTTGTTTTGGATAACTTAAAAGTTTCAATTAATGAGTCATCAGATAAAGAACTTGAGGGTACAATTAACAAAACAATCAATAAAGTAATGGAGTCAAAATGTAACCATTATGATTATTATAAACTAAAAAAATTAAGTTTGGGACTATGAAAAATTTTTTTAAAAGTATCGGAAGATTATTTATGGATAGCCAAGGCAATGCATCTTCAAAAAGATTTGTAGGAATCTTATGTGGTGTATCTCTTTGTATTACGTTATACGTGAATAGTTATTCTCATGGAGATATTAGACCATCTGACACGTTAGTAAATGCCGTTGCTATGTTAGCGTTTGGTTGTTTAGGTCTTACATCTACCGAAAAGATTTTTGGAAAAAAATCAGAAGTAAAAAAAGAAGAGGAAACTCAAGAAGAGATTTGATTCTTTTGTTTGTATTGAGCCTTTTTAATTTGAGCCCTTCGTTTTACGGAGGGTTTTTTAAATTCTTGTCTTTCTTGTAATTTTTGTATTTGTTTTGTCTTATAAATTTTAAACTTATAAGTTTTTAATGCTTGCTCTAAAGATTTTTCATTTTTTACGTGTACTATGATCATAAATTTTTTTGGTTTTAATATATAAATACTAACAATTTTTTTAATTTTTGACAAGAATTATTTTTTGATTATATTTTATAAAAAATAAACTTGAAAGTCATGATAAATGAAAAAAGGAAAAACGTCAAAATTAAATGTTTTTGATGATGCAAAATGTCACTATGGTACAGTAGACTCAAAAGAATTAAAATCAATTTACATTGTATTACAAACATGGGTAGAACCCAAATCTGAGGAAGATAATTGGACTAAAATTACAGGTCTCATAAAACGTCAAATACTACACACTCTATTAGAAGTTGTTGATTCTTCCACCTTTGAAAGGAAACAAATTGTGGATTTAGATTTAAGAACAAGCGGTATACAAAAAAATAAAAAAAGTTTTTTAAATTTAGAAATAACCCTTTTTGTTCACGACAAAACTACAGATTTTAAATCAATTATGTTGAGGTCTAAAATAAAAAAAATCATAAATTCAATTTATTTTGATGACTTAAAAAATTCTAAGTATTTTACATTAAGTAAAACAAAAACTAAAGAAACCGAATTAATATAATATTTATCATAAAAACATTATGAAAATATTAGGACCAAGCGACACGGGTAAAGGAATTCTTTTGGAGTATGATGCAGGAATTATAAACCCAAACGAATATAGAAATAGCCAAGTAATTAAAGAATCTTATGGTCAATTAGATCATTCAAAACCTTTTGTATTTTACGCAACCTTACAAAAATATGGAGTACCAAATAGAAATGGTAGGGTATACCCTGAAAAAATATTAAAAAGAGAGGCAGAAAGATATAAAGACATGATTAATAAAGGAATGTCTATTTCTGAACTTAATCACCCTGAGTCTTCACTTATAGATTTAGATAGAGTTGCTCACCTTATCACTGAAGTATGGTGGGAAGATAATGTATTAATGGGTAAAATAAAATTACTTACAACTCCAGGTTTTCACGAAAGAGGTATTGTTTCTTCTAAAGGTGATATTGCTGCAAATATGATGAGACAAGGTGTTACAATGGGGGTTTCTTCTCGTGGTGTTGGTTCCTTAGTTAAAAAAGGCGAACAAAATGAAGTACAAGAAGATTTTGAACTTATATGTTTTGATTTAGTTTCTTCACCATCAACACCAGGCGCATATCTTTACTTAAATAAAGATGACAGACCAAAATATGAAGAAAAACTTACAGAACATGAAAACGTACATTCAAACTCCTCTTCTTTGAACAAATCTATTGACTTAATGAAAAGATTATCCGATTATTTGGATAAATAAAATTATTAAGATATGGATGAAAAATATTTTGTAGCAAGAGTAACAACCGACATGGTTGATGAAAACAGCGGAAAGGTAAAAAAAATGAAAGAAGAAAAATTAGTTAAGGCGTATTCACCTACAGATGTTGAGGCCAAAGTAACTAAAGCTTATGAAACTTACACGATGGATTGGAGAATAACTGCGATTGTTGAAAGTAAAATTGACGAAGTAATAGAATAATAAATAATTATTTTTCATTTAAAAAAGGGAATACTTGTTAGTGTTCCCTTTTTTTATTTTTAGTCATTTTATAAAAAAATTAACTTTTTTTTAATTGGGATATATTTATTTGATAAATAAACCAATAACGCATTGCTTTTTAGAAATGACAGGAAATGAAAAATCGATAGTAGAAAACACCTTATTACAAATAAAGGCGGTTGAAGATGCTATCAGCGAAAACGCAAAAGGAATACTTGCCTCTACAATGAAGGAAGAAATCAGTGAATTAGTAAGGGAATCACTAGGTGGTTCAAAAAAATCTAAAAGGTCTTTACACGAAGAAGAAGAAGGTATGGAAACCCCAGAGGTTGAAGACGAGAATTTAGAATACGGAATGGAAGACGGAATGGAAGACGGAATGGAAGATGAAACAGAAATGGCTGATTATGAAATGGACACCGACGATGAAGGTGATATGGAAATGGATGCCGAAGTTTCTGTTGATGATAATCAAGAAATGCCTCCATTGGACATGACTCAATCACCTATGACTGACGTACTTAAAGTATTTAGGGCTATGGGAGATGAAGATGGTATTATTGTTAAAAGAGATGGTAAATTTTTACACATATCTGACAATGAAACGAACAAAGATTACATGGTTCAATTAGAGGAGAGCAAAAGAAAAAGAAAAATGAAATCAAGATTAGATGAGGAAATTCTTTATGAATTAAGTTTTGAAGATAAAGAAGTTGGATATGATAAGTATTCTGACGAGTCAGGTTATGATGAGTACGAAGACGAATATGAAGATGAGTACGAAATGTATGAAATGGGTAACACTACTGAATATTCAGAACAAGATCAAAAACCAAAACCTATGTACGAAATAGGTGACGAAGATGATTTAGGTGCTCAAATGTACGAACAGGATGACGAAGATGATTTAGGTGCTCAAATGTACGAACAGGATGACGAAGATGATTTAGGTGCTCAAATGTACGAACAGGATGACGAAGATGATTTAGGTACACAAATGTACGAACAGGATGACGAAGAGTTGAAAATGGAATCTTTTAAAGCTAAAGGAAGAGTAGGAAAAATGAAATTCAAATATCCATCTAAATTAAAAAGAGGTGTTGCTGAAACTTCATTTGAAAAAGAAATGGAAGAAGAGTGGAACGAGGAAGAAGAGGGTACAGATGTTTTATCATTTGAAAAAGATGGTGATACTCCTGAAAAATCTGAAGCATCTAGAACTTTGGGTAACGGTAAATATTGGGGTAGAAAAGGCCTTCCTAAACCAAGAACCGCACCTAGACATTTAAAAGTTGAATCAGTAAATGGTGAGTTAAACTTATTGAGAGAAAAAAATGAAGAGTACAAAAAAGCATTAGACTTCTTTAGAAATAAATTAAATGAAGTTGCTGTGTTTAATTCAAATTTAGCATACTCAACAAGATTGTTTACCGAACACTCAACAACAAAACAAGAGAAAATAAATATTCTTAGAAGATTTGATAATGTAGAATCTTTGAAAGAGTCTAAAAGTCTCTACAAAACAATTAAAAACGAATTAGATGGTAACGGATCTGCAACTGTTGTTAAAGAATCAATCACTGAAAGAGTGGTTAAAACACCACAAACAGGATCGGCAACAAATCTAATTGAAAGTAAAACGTATGAGAATCCTCAGTTCATGAGAATGAAGGATTTGATGGCAAAAATTAAATAAAAATAAACTTTTTTAAATTAGTATATATTTATATACATAAAAATAAAAAAATAAACTCAGATTAAAAAATTAAAAATGGGAGCATTATTAGAATCAGGTCTTGTTGGTAACATAGGGTTAAAACACCTTAAAGTTATTAAAGAAGATACAATTAACAAATGGGATCGATTAGGATTCCTAGATGGTTTGAAAGGACACATCAAAGAGAACATGGCACAATTATATGAAAACCAAGCATCTCACCTAATTAACGAAGCGGCGTCAACTGATAGTTCAGGTTCATTCGAAACTGTAGTATTTCCTATCGTTAGACGTGTATTCTCTAAATTGTTAGCAAATGATTTAGTATCTGTACAAGCAATGAACTTACCAATCGGTAAATTGT